GTCACCTGTTGCCCAATTGTTACAGGTTGGAGTAGGTATGTTATAGTATAACACTATTGTTGCGGTGTTACACCCAGACAACCCCTCACACATTCTAACCCATTGGAAAGGTTACCTAACTAGGTTATCTAACTACCTAACTTTTTCTTTCCATTATAAGGTGTGTACATAGGGCTATGAATTAATTTGTAATAAGGTGTATTTTTCTATTGCTTTATGTTTTTGGATCGGACTATTAACGCACATCGAATTTTTTATCGGATGCATCTTAAGGGGTGCACCTATATAAACCAAACCTTGAAAGGGTAAGACAATGGCACAATATGTTATCTTTGCAATCGACAATGACAATGACCTGCACACGGTTGCTAAGTTTATGCGGCACGTTGATACACAACAAGCCTTGGATAGAATGAAAGGCACACTCAAACATTGCATTGGGTCATACAATGGGGAGCTTGAAACTAGCTATATCATGACGTTTGAGGACTTTGAGCAGCACGTCAAGAAGTCAGGCTATATTGACAATCAGGAAAGCATTCTGATGTTTGAGAAGGGTCACAGGGGTGTAACATATGGTACGCTTGTTTACTCTGGATCTGCTAAGGATGTGCCCCTAGGTGTTATGCATGCTGTATCAAAAGATGAGGCCATGCTTTGTGACGCTTGGACATATCGTCCAGAGCTTGATACCTACTATGTATGTTCCTAATCTCTTAGAATAAACCTTGAAAGGGTAAAACAATGACACAGTATGTCCGAAACATTCTTAAACTATACCGCCAAGCCACTGAGGCGGACACAATCAACGGGGTAGAATGGTATGCACGGGCCGAACGTAAGGCTAAGGCTATTGCTAAGGCCTGTGATCTACCTCTACCCACTGTGATTGGTGTCATGGCCGCTTTGTCCCCTAATAACAGATGGGAAAGAAACTGCAGGGATGCTGCTACTATGTGTCAGGCTTGGCAGAATGGTGAGGGTATGGATAGTTTCAAGGTGTCCTGCTATAACACAATGAAGGCTAAGGCATGGGCTATCCTTGACCTAGGCCTGACGGATGATGAAGATATACTATCACACCTGAACGGACAAAAGATTAGATCATTCTATTCTAATATCCGTGGGCTTGACGAGGTGACAATCGACGGTCATGCTCTGAATATTGCACGGGGTAAGCGTGAGGGTTTGACCAGTGACAAGACAAACATGGGCAAGCGTGAGTATCGTGAGCTTCAAAATGCGTATGTAAGGGCTGCTAAGCGGGTACGAGTGAAGCCCCATGTGTTGCAGGCTATCACTTGGACAACGTGGAAACGTGTCCATAACATTTGATTGAGAGAAGGAAATAAAACATGACAAACACACAACACACTAACATCTTGAAGCACCTTAAGACAGCCAAGGGGTTAACAGTACGAGAGGCCTTGATCGAGTACAGCATTAGTAGTCTTACTAAGAGAGTACACGAGTTGAGGGGTTTAGGCTATGACATTGAGTCAGTCCGAAAGAAGCACCCCGTTACTGGTCAACGCTATACACGTTATTTTCTACTTGAGGAGTAAGGGTAATGAGCATGTGTGGAGAGATAGAGAACTGCCAAAACGAGATTGAGAAACTAAAAGAAAGTTTCTTTACCCTGTCGTTTAGATCAGAGACTATGGACAGGAAAGAGAGAGAAGATAAGCTTGAGGATGTAAGGAATAAGCTTTTAGATGTAACACACAGGCTTAACATGCTCTTAGAGGCGGCAAATAGACACGAGGGAGTCCGTCATGGGTAATTACTTATACAGGGTAGGGATTGCAGCCTCTGTCCTACTGAACGTGATCCTATTGGGTCAGTCTAACCAAACATTCTCTGCCCGAAACTACGGATGGAAGAGAGATGGCAAGCCCAATGCCGTTTGGTTAATTGATAGGCTATCCCGTGATGAACACTGTCGAATGTCGTGGGTCTATTGGATCACAGCCAAAAGAAAAATTAACTCAGGTTACGATTGGGACTAGACGGATTGGAAATCCACTGTATAATAAGTATTAACGATACCCCCTGCCACATCTAACTGAAAGGATAGGTTTCTGATGTTACCTGTTACACTAGAAGAACAACTAATAACGATAGGTATTATACCTTTGTCCTCCTTTGAGGAACTAGATACTGTAGTCAATCCTGCACACCTAGAAGAAGACTTATCAACATACAATGTAGAAACACAGGAGTAGAGTTTACAATGGATACACAGATTAAAGCAACGCACAGCCCCAAAGGTGTGAGCAACACAGCTATCGCTGCTACATACATTGACCACATGGGCTCAGACCTTTCAGTGGTCAATGCAGCACGGGTAAGCTTCGGTAAGATTAGTCTCGGTGAGTGCATTGAGTACGACATCTTTAGTACTGACCCAGAGGTACTTAAGGCAGCAGTTGCTAAATACAAAGAAGAGGGTTGGGTTATCACCTCAGATGTAAACGATTGGAAAGTAGTTATCTCAAGACCCACTATGGGTGACACCAAGCTGATCAAGTACCTAGCAAAACACAGACACATCAGTCCGTTTGGCCACGCCTTTGCATCCTTCCACGTCAAGGCTCCTATCTTTGTAGCACGGCAGTTAGTGAAACATAAATTCCTACGTTGGAATGAGGTATCCCGTCGCTACGTAGATGATGAACCTGAGTTTTACACACCTGACGCATGGCGTGGACGCAGTGCCGATAAGAAGCAGGGTAGTGAAGGTGTTGTTGATTATGGAGTCCTTACAGACTTTTATGACCGTTGTATGTTTGAATACTCTGAGATGCTAGAATTTGGAGTAGCACCTGAGCAAGCCCGTATGGTTCTCCCACAGTCAACACTAACTGAGTGGTACTGGAGTGGTTCACTAGATGCTTTTGCTGACATGTGCCGCCTTCGTTGTAAGGAAGACACACAATATGAGTCACGTATTGTAGCTAATCAGATATCTACTATCATGCAAGACCTGTATCCTGTATCATGGGCCAGCCTAATGGAGCTTGAGGTATGAGGGTTTGCCCAAACTGTAAAGAGAGTCTTTCAGAAGACCACTTTTACAAAGGTAACGGTAGGTGTAAGGTGTGTAAGAAGGCTTATGACAAGGAATACCGTAAGAAAAACCGTGTAAAGCAGGCCCAATCGCAAAAGGACAGGAGGGCATCAGCCGATGGTTATGTAGACAGGTTTATCGAACGCTCCCGCATAAGAACACCAGACACAGACCTAACAAGAGACTTCTTTACAGATAAGATGGACGTTTGTGCGTTTACAGGGGTAGCTTTCACATATGTAAACGAATACAACTGTTACCATAATCCGATAGCCCCCTCTATTGATAGGATAGACAGTAAGGAGGGATACTATTCTTGGAACACACAAGTGATATTATCTTGCCTAAACAGAATGAAAAACGATATGCCACAGGAGGATTTTAATAACTTGTGGGCTGCACTTACTAAAGGAGAAGAATGATGATTGAGTATACAGTTAAAGTCTATGATGATGGCATTAAAGAGTGGTATCTAAACAAACAACTACACCGTGAGGATGGCCCAGCTTGTGAGTATTCTAACGGCACTAAATACTGGTATCTAAACGGTCGACTACATCGTGAGGATGGTCCAGCTATCGAGTGGGCTAATGGTTCTAAAGAGTGGTATTTAAAGGGGAAGCTATACCATATAGAGGGACCAGCCATAACTCCATGTGAAGGTAAAGAGGTTGTGGTTGACGGCGTGACATATGTTTTGAAGGAGAAACAAGATGAGTGACTACAAACAAACACGAGACGCAGCGGGTATGATCACCTCACAGTTTGACAAGATGCTGCGCAACCTAACTGATGACTACGAAGATGAAATAGTTGTTGTGTCTTTGATGAGGTACTATAACCTCTGCCTTGAGCCTAACAAGGATGAGGGTGGTGAATTGATTGACCCAGACACCTCTATCCTTGAGGCTATTGAGAGAGTGCTTGAGGACTACATGTGTGCAACAGACTACAATGCGTGGCTTCTTACACGGAAAGGAGATACAGATGAGTGATGAAATGGCCGAGCTTCACAATCGGATTCAGGTACTTGAGGCAGAACTGAAAGGACAAGACTATGAGTAAAGAAAACGAAGTTTTCACAGATGATCTGGTGAAGCACCTGCGTGACTGGCGCAGAGGTATGTATAACACGGGCTGGTTGCATCTAGCAGACTCAATGGGTGCAGTAGCCGCTCGCATAGAGGAACTGGAAGCCGAAAACAAAAAGCTTCATAAAGCCATTGAGATATATGAACGTGAACGTACTCGCTTCAAACATGCCAAGCCAGAGATGACTGGTGAGTTTTTTATCGCTGGTTGTCATGGCTCAAAAGACAATAACTTGATGCCACAGTTTATTGAGGTCTGCCCTGCCTATGGCGCAGGCTGGGTGATGATCTATGAAAATACGGGTCGCACTATTAGCTATGAAGGTTCATAATGAAAGGGTATAACAATGAGTAACTTCTACCGCCCAGACAACTGGGTAATCATTAAGATGGATGACGGTAATGACCCTCACTATCGTGTACTGGCAGGTTGGTCAGGTGGTTATCTTGACGGCGACTCTTGGCGTATGAACAGTGGTATCACTGAAGTAGAAGAGACTAAAGACTACTACTATTTCGCTGGTTCTAGTGGCAGCACATACCGTTGCGGTAAAGGTTCTTACACGCTAAGGATGAACATTGCTGGTACTTGGGCAAGACTACAAGAACTACACGGTGATAACGTAAAGCTACTGCCAGAAGACACTGACTGGATGAGCATGGATTGGATTATCAAATGAGTTACTGGCACTTTCAACTAATGTATCACAGGTATGAAAACCCTCACACCCTTGAAAGTGATGGCTACTATGCTATCCACGAGTACTACCCTATGAAAGATGGTGACTTGTGGATGAAAGACCCCGTAGACATAACGGGAGAGGACATTGAAGACGTTAAGAAGTATCTTCTACTTATGCTACAAGACATTGACAAACACGGAGTGAAAGACTATGCCTGATATTAGTATGTGCGACAGCGCAACCTGCCCACTAAAGAACAAGTGCTACCGTAACCCTGCAAGTGGCACTCAACCAAGCGAGTTTAGACAAGCATGGTTTATTTCTATGGAAGCTTGGGGTGAAGATTGCAAGTATTACTGGCCAGTAAAGGAGAAACACAATGACAAATTACAGTGACTATAAAGTCTGGACAGAAGTTGAACTATACACACATGCCGAGTACCTTGATGAGCATGTAGAGTACCAACCTGATGACCTCCTAGAGATTTTCTCTAAGCTTATGACTATAGCAAAAGAAGAAGGGCTTCAAGGTTGCTACTTAAAGTTTAAGTCTACAATGGATCCTTGGGAGGACTACTCTGGCCCTGTTTTATTGCTTGTCTGTGGTCATAGGAAGCTAAACACTAAAGAGAAAGCTGCTCAGGAACGAACTGATGCCATTAAGGACTTAGCAGAAGAGAAGGGTATTACGTTCTATGAAGCTTCTACACTGATGTCATTGAAGGGAAGGGGTAAGCTATGAGTGACTACCAACTAACACGAGATGCAGCAGGTAATATCACAACACGTTATGCGGCCATGCTACGCAATATCTCAGACGACTTTGTAGATGATGTAGTTGCTGTATCTCTTATGGAATACTACAACCTGTGCTTAGTGTCTAACAAGGATGAGGGAGGACAGGATATTGACTTAGACACAACAATTCTTGAAGCTATTGAACGTGTGCTTGAGGATTACCTGAGTGCCTCGGACTTCAAAGCATGGATGCTTACAAAAGGAAATTAACATGACCAACCTGTGCCCCTCTTGTAGAGAACCACTGGACTTTATGTCAGGTGACGGTTGTGCTGCGATGACCCTGCACAATGACAAAACCTTTAATAAGGAAGACCCACTGTTAAACCTTACACTTGACACTGACGAGCTAGGTATCTGGCTAGTTTATGAAACACCAGAGGGGCCACAGCAGATGGGTCATATCTCTTGGAGAGAAATCACCCGTGGTGTACAACAGGCTTTGCTACAGGAGAACTTCTTGATTGCACTAGCTGAAATGGATATAGAATCTTAGGAAGAGAGGATTAAATGTTTACTGTAGAGTTTGAACCTGAGTGCTCTGTTATAACTTGTCTTGACAACAACGATGCTTTTGATGATGTTGAGGTAGTTTTATGCGAGGACAACTCAGTGTTTATTGTACAACACATGTTAGATGTGGATGATACAAACATTATCTACATGTCCTACCAACAACTTACTGAGATTTCTGCTGCTCTTAACATGACTGAGGGTGCATACACTCTAGAAACTAAAGGAGACTAAGATGATCTACGGACTATACGTTTTTGTTATCATGTATTCACTTGGGGCACTGCTCCTGCTTGCTATTACAGAATCAACAGAAGAAGATAATCCTAATGCGGACTTCAAACTTGCCTTGTTCTGGCCTTACATTGCTGTTATGGCAACCCTTGAACGGATTGTTAACGGCTCATACAAGGATGATGAATGATGCGGTGTTACATCTGCAATGCAATGACAACAGACAACGAGATATACTGGGAAGAAGACAGACAGGACTGGTCACCATGTCCTAAGTGTATCGCCAAGGTTAAGGAGGCACAGAATGTCGAGCTTTTCGATGGACTACGAACACAAGAAACACCAGCCATGCCAAAGCTGCGGGAGTAGTGATGGCGCATATCCCTACGAGGATGGTAGCTACTGTCATGTCTGCAAGACTAAAACATTTAATGATGATGGAGACACACAAGTGACAGAACAGAAACAACTACCACCCCTGCGGGGTAAGATCGTGGCCATACCTAGACGTGGACTGAACAAGGCAACAGCTGAGAAGTATCGTGCTCTCACATCAGACGATAAGGTTAGTCTGATATACACAACAGAGGGTAAGGTAACATCCTTTAAGGAACGTGGCCTGTCTGAGAAGACATTCAAGTTCAACGGCCCAGCGCAGACAGACCTATTCGGACAGTCAGCATTCTCCAAGGGAGGTAAGTCAGTTACCATCACCGAGGGTGAGTTCGATGCGATGGCTGCTTATCAGATGCTGTACATGTCAGAGCCTTGTGTTTCTGTAATCAACGGATCAGCAGGTGCAGTCAAGGATTGTAAACGTAACTACGAGTGGCTTGATAGTTTCGAGAAGATCAACATTGCCTTTGATAACGACAAGGCTGGACAGGATGCAGCGATAGCAGTAGCTGAGTTGTTTGATCCCCGTAAGGTTCGTCTCGTTACAATGACACTGAACGATCCTAACGACTACATCAAACAGGCCCGTGAACGTGACTTCATTGATGCTCACAAGAAGGCTGCTCCCTTTACTCCAGATGGTATCCTTGCTGGTTCATCCCTGTATGACGTAGTATCCACACCACCTGCTTATGACTGTGTACCCTACCCCTTCTCTGGGCTTAACAGTATGACCAAGGGGCTAAGGACTGGGGAGCTTATCACCTTCGTTGCTGGTACAGGTGTTGGTAAAACACAGGTAATGCGGGAGATACTCTACTCCCTGATACGTCAGGACAAGGGTAACGTAGGTACACTCTTCCTTGAGGAACCAGTACGTGACACAGGATTGGGCATGATGTCCGTCCACGCAGAGAAACCACTACACCTAACAGATACAATCTACACAAAGGAAGAATTTGATAATGCCTATGAGAACACTCTTGGAACTGGTCGGGTCTTTCTCTATGATTCTTTTGGTAGCAATTCTGTGGAACGTATTGTTAGCATGGTTCGTTATCTAGCACGGTCATGTGACTGCAAGTACATCATCCTAGACCACATCAGTATCGTTGTTTCTGATCACGCAAAGGATGAACGTAAGGCACTGGACGAGATTGCTACCAAGCTTAAGACCTTGACAGTGGAGTTAGATATCTGTTTGCTTATGGTGTCTCACCTCAACCGTGACAAGAACCGTAAGCCACCAGAGGAAGGTGGGACTATCAACCTACAGGACATTCGAGGGACAGCAGGTATTGGTCAGCTGTCCAACATCATCATTGCCTTGGAACGTAACACACAGGCAGAGGATGAATTAGAACGTAACACCACACGGGTACGTGTAATCAAGAACCGTTTCACTGGTGAGACAGGGGTGGCAGATAGTCTGACATACTCCCGACACACTGGTAGACTTAAAAGCTACGAGGGATAAGAACATGGCTAAAGCATCGTTAGTAGACTATAACATCATGGGTCACACATACATGACGGAAGGACAGTACTACTGGGAACTGGTGGACAGTGCAGAGTCCTTAAAAGAGGCTAAGAAAATCTTAAAGGAAATAGAGGCAGACAACGACATAGGTCAATACCTTGATTTCAGAATTCAAGAAGTTGTAACAACAGTAGTGGGATAAGAACATGGAAGTAGTATTCGACATTGAGACAGACAGTTTGGATGCTACAGTTATCCATGTACTAGTGGCTAAACGTGTAGGCCAGAAAGGTTTCTATGTTATTCGTGATGCCGAGACATTCAAACGTCTAGCTAAACAGGTAACACTATGGATCGGTCACAACGTAATTGGCTTCGACATACCTCAGATCAAGAAACTCTGGGGATATGAGATACCACTCAAGGATGTAGCAGACACACTTGTTATGTCTCGTTTGGCAGACCCTACCCGTAAGGGTGGTCACAGTCTTGATACTCTATCAGGTAACGAGAAGATCGACTTCCATGACTTCTCAACCTACACTCCTGAGATGCTTGCCTACTGTAAGCAGGACGTAGCTATCAACGAGAAGGTTTACCTACAACTCAAGGATGAACTCAGCAACTTCGGTAAGGCATCCATCCAGTTGGAACACCAGATGCAGGCCATCGTATGTGAGCAAGAGAAGAATGGTTTCATGCTTGACACTGATATTGCAGAGGAAATATATACTACATGTCTACGAGAGACTAACCGTATCGAAGCAGAGATCAAGGAGTTCATGGTTCCTATCGCTGTACCTGACAAAGAGGTGATCATCAAACGTAAGAAGGATGGTTCTATCTACGCCAACCAGTTACTTGAGGGTTGTAATGTACAGGGAGACTACACCAAGATAGATTGGGAGGAGTTCAACCTTGGTTCACCAGCACAGGTAAACAAACGTCTGGATCGCCTAGGTTGGAAGCCCTACATCAAAACTAAGTCAGGTAACTCTTACAAGATATGTCCTGAGAACCTTGCCACAATCTCTGACACGGCTCCTGAGGCCGTTAAAGGACTCAAGGCATGGAAGGTACTAGAGACACGGTGGAAGCTCGCACAGGAGTGGTTACAGAAGTCTCAGGCAACGGGTAGAGTACACGGTCGGGTCATCCTGACAGGTGCAGTAACACACAGGGCTGCACACCAAGGCCCGAACATGGCAAACATCCCCTCCGTACCACACGGTAAGGATGGTATCCTCTGGAAGATGGAGGGTATGTACGGTGCTGAGTGTCGTCAGGCATTCAAAGTACCAGAAGGTAAGTTGTTGGTGGGTACAGATGCAGCTGGTATTCAGCTACGTGTCCTTGCCCACTACATGAATGACCCTATCTATACTGAACAGGTCATTGATGGAGACATCCACACCTTCAATAAGGAAGCGCTGGGGAGGTACTGCAAGGATCGTCCCACTGCTAAGACATTCATCTACGCATTCCTACTAGGTGCAGGTACAGGTATGATCTCAAGTATCCTAGGCTGCAACAACAAGCAGGCTAATGAGGCAATGGCTAACTTCTACGAGGCTATCCCTGCCCTCAAGAAGCTTAAGTCTCAGGCCTCACAAGCAGCCAGCATGGGGTGGATGAAAGGATTGGATGGTCGTGTACTACGAATAGGTAGTGACCACCTAGCTCTCTCTGTTTATCTACAGGGAGGTGAGACAGTAATCATGCGTTTAGCCAATGTCTTCTGGCAACGCCAAGCAAAGAAGGAAGGAATTAACTTTAAGCAGTGTGCATGGGTTCACGATGAATGGCAGACAGAAGTCGATGAAGATCAAGCACAAAGACTAGGAGAGATACAGGTACAGGCTATCAAGGATGCAGGTACTTTCTTTAAACTAAACTGCCCGATGGATGGAGAAGCAAAAATCGGGAAGAGTTGGCTTGATACGCATTGACACAGTATTTTGTGTAGTGTACAATAATCAAACAGACTAACGCCATAAGGAGATAAACATGGCCGACAAGAAAATCGTACTGAAGAACGTAGAAGTAAGCTGGGCAAAGTTGTTGGAGGCAGGCCTCAAGTATAAGTCAGAGACAGAGTATGAGTTCTCTGTAGCAGTCAAGGCCAACGACCAACTACGTGACTTGATGAAGTCCTTCAAGCTTAACAAACAGTTTAAGTCTAAGGACAGTACATTCGATGGTGAAGAGTTCATTCAGCTTACTCTTGATACCCGTACAAAGAGTGGTTGGGTTCGTCACGGTGAAGTCTTTGATGAGTTTGGTGAGCCTACTAAAGACCTGATTGGTAATGGTTCCACCATGAACCTGTTCGTAAGCATTGGACAGAGCAGCTACGGTAACATTATCAAGCTTGGTCACCTCGAAGACATGGACATGGAAAGCAAGGAGATGATGTTCCACTTTGGTCAGGTCATGGAACTCGTACCATTCGAAGCACCGTCTGCTGTTATCAAGAAAGAGAAGCAGATCAACGAGTCAGTAGAAGCTGCTGCAGAAGACGAGATGGAAATTCCCTTTGGTTGATTACCTAATAAAGAAAGAAGGGGATGAGTTGGAGGGGCTATCACTGCCCCTTCACTCTACCACAGATAAAGGAGTGATCCTTTTTGATGGAAACAGTCTTAGGTGTTACCTTTACGATGATGTCGAAGAAGACTTAAAAGAAGATGTGCTACCAGAAGATGCTGCGGCTAGAAAGAACATCCCAGTGTACTCAGGTTTCATCAAGTACTTCCCAGATGCTATCGTAGCTATCTCTCAACTGTCTTTAGTAGGAGGTATTCAACACGGGCAGACACGAGAGACACTACACTGGGACAGGAGTAAGTCTACTGACCACAAGGATGCCCTGATGCGTCACCTAATTGAAGAAGACTGGACCGCTGTTGCATGGCGAGCAATGGCTCAACTTCAGAAGTCTATCGAAGACGAAAGGAAATAAAATGACTGAAGACACTAAGAGCATTGATACTCTCATTGAGGACATCTACTCTGTCTTCACAGAAGGTTACAGTAAGTCTCCCGTAAACGAAGAGATGATTGATGCTTTTGGTGAAGCCATGAAGACATTGATGCGGTCTCGTCTAACCCCTCGTGAAAGTTCAGGAGGTACTCTTCGACTATCAGCTATCGGTAAACCCGCACGACAGCTGTGGTACGACAGCCGAGGAGTAGAGAAGCCTGACTTCACAGGGGATCAACTGCTTAAGTTCTTCTATGGTGATGTGATCGAAGAAGTTCTTCTTACCCTAGCTAAACTTTCTGGTCACAGTGTGACAAATGAGCAACAGAAAGTAGTAGTTGCAGGCATTACAGGACACATGGACGCAGTGATTGATGGTCATGTGATTGACGTTAAGTCTGCATCTGCTACGGCATTCAAGAAGTTCGACCAAGGCTCACTGCTGTTTGATGACCCCTTCGGGTACATGAATCAGATTGCTGCATACTCTGAGGCTGTAGAGGGTAACAAGGGAGCTGGGTTCTTGGCCATGAACAAGGTTGACGGTAAGTTAACACTGTTCCAACCAGACCCTGAGTACCTCCCTAACACTCAGGAACGAGTAGACTACCTTAAGGAAGCCTTGGCCTCTGATACACCTCCAGAAAGGTGCTACGAGGAAGTAACTGAAGCTAATGGAAATAAGAAACTCCCTATGGGTTGTGCCTTCTGTTCCTTTAAGAAGGAGTGTTGGAAGGATGCTAACAACGGCTCAGGTCTACGTGGTTTTGGGTATAGCTTTGGTAATGTATATCTCACTCATGTCGAGAAAGCCCCCAGAGTAGGGGAAGTGGACGTTGAATAATAAGAGTTCCATTAGGAAAAGAGCACTCAAGGCTGGGTATAGGTCTGGCCTTGAGGAACAAACAGCCAAGGACTTAAAGAAACGTGAGGTTCCATTCTCTTACGAAGAGAGAAAGATCAAATGGTTAGACAGCAAGATACGGACATATACTCCCGATTTTGAATTGCCTAACGGTGTGATAGTTGAGACCAAGGGCAGGTTCGTAGCTGCCGATAGACGTAAGCACTTGGAAATAAAGAAACAATTCGGAGACTTGTACGACATCAGGTTTGTTTTCACCAACAGCAGATCAAAGCTTTACAAGGGAGCAAAGTCCTCCTATGCTGACTGGTGTAACAAGCATGGTTTCCTCTACGCAGATAAGACCATACCTGAGGAGTGGTTAAATGAATGAAGACTTAGTTACCCGTATAGTTGATAGGTTTAGTATCGCTGAACTAGCAGAGGTTGTAGGTATTACTCCTCGTATGTTCATTGATACCTTTGAGGACGAGATACTTGACAACCTAGCAGCCTTGGCTGATATTGACCAAGGGTTTGTAATAGAGGATGATACTGATGAAGATGAATGACTACCAACAACAGGCTGTAGAGACAGCCATCTACCCTAGCACAGCACAGGTTACCTACCCTGCTATGGGTTTAGCTAATGAAGCTGGTGAGGTTCTTGGTAAGGTAAAGAAAATCATCCGAGATGGTACGTTTAACCGTGATGATATCGCAGATGAGCTTGGAGATGTTCTCTGGTACGCAGCTGCACTAGCCCGTGACCTTAACACTGACCTATCTTCCATTGCTCAACGTAACTTGGATAAGCTGGCTAGTCGTAAGGAACGTGGTACACTCCAAGGCAGTGGTGATACACGATGACATGGTTCTGGAGATATGTTAACTACCTAGCTACGTGGCGATCACACCGTAGTGTAATTAAACAGCTTAACGGGTTGAGTGACAGAGAGCTTAGAGATATTGGTATCACCCGTGGAGACATTGACCGCCTTGTGTGGCTACCAAAAGATAAACAAGAAAGAGGAAGTAAAGAATGAAGAACTACCAAGAGTTTTCTACACGTGCCAACGTCGTAACACGGCGTACATACAACCGACCTAAAGAAGACGGTACATTTGAGACTTGGGGTGAGACTGTTGAACGTGTGATTGAACACCAACAGTGGCTCTGGGAACGTGCTAAGGGGGAACCTCTTGAACTAGAGGAGTTGGAAGAGCTTGATGAGCTACAACAGTTGATGCTTACCCGTAAAGCTACTGTATCTGGGCGTACCCTTTGGCTTGGTGGTACTAAGGTGTCAAAGACACGAGAGGCCTCCCAGTTCAACTGCTCCTTTGGCCGTGTTGAGACCGTACACGATATTGTAGATGCCATGTGGCTGTTGCTTCAGGGGTGTGGTGTAGGGTTTGAACCTGTCGTTGGCACACTTAATGGCTTTGCCAAAGAGGTTGAGGTTAAGACTATTCGTTCCCTTAAGGTTCTTGGTGGGGATAAGGGTTGCCCCGACAACCAATCATGGACTTCTGTTGATGAGGGTGGGAAGAAGACCTACCATATTAAGGTTGGCGACAGTGCTGAGGCTTGGGCTAAGGCGGCAGGTAAACTCTTTGCTATGAAAGAGGCCGTGGACGTATTGGTCTTGGACTTCTCTGAGGTACGTGCTGCTGGGGAACGCCTTAAGGGTTATGGTTGGATTAGCTCAGGTGATGAGACGGTATCTTCTGCCTTCAACCGTATTTGTGATCTGATGAACGCCCGTGCTGGACAACTGCTTACACGTATCGACATCCTTGATGTACTTAACCACTTGGGTACTACTCTGTCGTCTCGACGTTCTGCTGAGATTGCATTGATGCCCGTGTCTGACCCTGAGGTTGATGCCTTTATTTCTGCTAAGAAAGACTTCTGGTTGTATGGTAACGAACACCGTCAACAGTCCAACAACTCTATTGTCTTCCACAATAAGCCTACTAAGTGGGAACTGTCTTATATCTTTGACAAGATGGTGGAAGCTGGCGGTTCTGAGCCAGGATTTATCAACGCTGAGTCAGCTAAGAAACGAGCACCACACTTTAAAGGAGTCAACCCTTGCGCTGAGATTTTGTTGGGTAACAAGTCCTTCTGTAACCTTGTTGAGGTAGACTGGGGTAAGTTCCTAACTGACTTTGGTGGGCTACAAAAGGCTGTTGAGATCGTATCTCGTGCCAACTACCGTCAGACGTGTGTGAATCTAGATGATGGTGTTTTGCAACGTTCATGGCATGAGCTTAATGAGTTCCTGCGTCTTTGTGGTGTAGGTGCCACGGGCATCGTTAAGTTCTTGGACCACCACACTGGTCACAATAACGTTGAGGCTATGCTACAGTCTCTTCGGTCTTCGGCTAAGAAGGGTGCTAACTCTATGGCCGATGAATTGGGGTTGCCACGGGCTAAGTTGGTTACTACGGTCAAGCCTTCTGGCACTCTGTCTAAGATCATGGATACTACTGAGGGCGTACACAAGCCACTAGGTAAATATCTGTTCAACAATGTGACGTTCTCTAAACACGACGAGATCATCCCTACGATGAAGGCAGCGGGGTACAAGGTTATAGAGAAACCTTTCGAGCCTGACAGTGTGTTGGTCACTTTCCCTGTGGCCTACGAAGATGTTAAGTTTGATGTAGTAGACGGCAAGGAGGTTAACCTTGAGTCAGCCATTGGTCAGCTTGATCGCTACAAGTTGATGATGGATCACTATGTAGACCATAACTGTTCTGTGACTATCTCTTACGACACAGGTGAAGTACCAGCTATCATCGACTGGATCTTGGACAACTGGGAAACATATGTAGGTGTATCTTTCATCTATCGTAATGACCCAACTAAGACAGCAGAGGACTTGGGTTATGCATATTTGCCACAGGAGGTTGTAACCGAAGAGGTGTACCGTGAGTATGCTAACACTTTGATGCCAGTAGACCTGACCAATCTAGCCTCTACTGACGATCTGTCAGATGAAGCCTGTGCAACTGGTGCCTGTCCTATTCGGTAAACAGGTGGCGGCTCTGCTACCGCATCCGCATTAAGACCCTACCAAGGGTACACCTGAGCATGTGTCTAAACTGCTCCCCTTAACACAGAAAGGATGGACATGCAGAAGTACACAATGCTAACCCAAGACAACTGTAAGTACTGTGTCGCAGCAGAAGGACTACTCGCAAGCCATGGACATGAGGTTGACAAGTATGACGTACATGACCCAGAGGTGGCCCTTCTCGTAAAGATGCTCAAGAAAACAAACACAGTACCTCAACTGTACGGGCCTGATGGTCAGTTCATTGGTGGTTACACAGAACTCAAGGAGTACCTCAATGACAGTAGTACGTAAGAAATTCAACAGAGCCTTATACGAAGCATACGACACACCTGCTCGTGATGCTCTTGTTGGTTACCTTGAGACAAAAGGTCACATCATTGTTAACAACGAGGAGAACTTCAATGTTGATGTTGTTTCTCAGAAGGGAGGGTACACTTACTTTAACGAGGTAGAGGTTAAGACTGCATGGAAGGGTGACTGGCCTACTCACTGGACAGAGATACGTATCCCCCAGCGCAAGCAACGTCTACTGGATAAACATGTTGACGATGGTAAGAGTGTTCTTAACTTCTACATCTTTCGACCAGACTTCAAGCAGGCATGGCGTATCAAGGACACACTGTTAACACAGGAAAGCCTTAAGGAAGCCAAGGGTCGTTACATCCAGAAGGGTGAGAAGTTCTTCCATATTCCTTTCACACAAGCAGAGTTGATCAAAGTATGAGCAAAGAGCCTCCAAAGAAGCAGACACGTACCCGCCGTAAGACTACTTACAAAGGTGCAAGTGAAAAGAAGACATCTGGTATAGTCCCTCGTACTGATAACCAAGGTGAGTTGATTAAGGCTATCAATTCCTCGTCTCAGGTTATTGTATTTGGACCCTCAGGGACAGGCAAGACATACGTTACTGCTACCTGTGCAGCTGACCTGTACACCCTCAAAGATATTGATAAGATCGTTATCACTCGTCCCCATGTAGCCGTAGGTAAGGACATCGGCTATCTTCCTGGTACACTAGAGGAGAAGGTACAACCTTGGGCATTACCTGTACTGGATGTCCTAACAAAACACCTCGGTAAAGGTGTAGTTGAAACAGGAATAAAGAATGGTAATGTAGAGGTAGCCCCCCTCGCATTAATGAGGGGGCGGTCCTTTGATGACGCATTTATCATCTGCGATGAAGCTCAAAACATCAGCACACATGAGTTGAAGATGTTGTTGACACGAGTGGGTGAGGGTTCAACTATTGTTCTCAACGGGGATGTCCAACAAACAGACTTAAAAGAAGGTGATGGACTAACTAAGATCACACACTTAGCAAAGAAGCATATGTTACCCGTACCTATTATAGAGTTTACACTTGACGATATTGTACGATCTGATATCTGCGCCATGTGGACCAAAGTGTTCTATGAGGAAAAGATATGATAAAATGTAACAAGTGCGAGCAAGAGAAAGGTCAAGAGGAGTTCTACGTAAGAGAGGGTGGAAGGGTGAGGCTCTCCTGTAAACCCTGCCTACGTAAACAGAAGGTCATGCGTGTTTACAACCTTACGGACGATGAGTATGAAGGGCTTTACTCAGACCCACGCTGCCACATTTGCGGTGAACAGGAAACTCAAGTGGTCTACGGAAAAGTAAAAGAACTTGCAGTGGACCACTGCCACAGCGAAGGGTTTGTAAGGGGGCTGCTTTGTCAGTCTTGTAATATAGGACTAGGGGCCTTCAAAGATGACGCCGATCTACTACAATCTGCAATTAAATACCTTAAGGAAGGACTATGAATGTTTACAGCTATCGTACTGGTGTGTACTTTAGATGGGAGTCTCTGCCGAGCAGTAGTTAACCCTGTTGTTTTTAATGATCTTACCTACTATAATGAAGTACTTGGTGAGGGTGTCAAACGAATAGAAGAACAAGTTGGTCTGAGAGTAGCCAGTTACAGGTGCATACCTTGGGGTGAACTTACCTAAGAGATGAACAAGCAAAAGCCCCCTTGGAGTAAAATCCTTGGGGGCTTCTTTGTGTTTACCACTTAACCTTATCTGCCCAGTAGGCTGCACTCATCTTACCCTTGGCAATATTCTTTGCATGACGAGCTTTGAATGCTTTGTTCCTTGCGCTTCCATCAGGACTGCCCTTGACACCCTTCTGTCCAAAGCGAATTGTCTTAACCTTGTCACCATCTTTAGCTACCACAACATGTGATTTGGTCTTGTGATTAGGTGTAGCCTTCGGTTTATTGTAGCCCGACACACCAGCCCTGTCTAAACGTGGGTCTTTCTTCTTACTTGGCACGGTCTCTCTCCATCATGTCTTTAATAGCATTAATGTTCTCGTCAATCCTAGCCATAGCAACAGCCTGAGCCTGTACACTAGCCTCAAGAGCAATTAAACGAGTCTCATGACGGACCAGTTCCCTTGTGTTACTCTCAATCTCACTATCAAGTGAAGCCACAAACCACACTAGGGCTACGGTCTGCATGACAATAGCAAGGATAAAGGTTACAGGTACAGATTTGCTTAAGTGCCAAGAGTTGTCAGCCACGGTATTTCCCCAGTGTTATTGTTTTTAAGAAGCCCCTCCACATCTCCTGAGGGGAAGGTAAGACCCATCCAAGGATGAGGAGGAGGATAACCCAAATAGGGATGTCCTGATTACTTATGTTCAGAGACCCCACAGAGCCACTGGGAGCCACCCCTGAGTACACCGTCTCTGCCTTGGTAATGTCACCTACCTGAGCACCTGTCTGGTTGTTCTCAGCGCCTGCCTGTACGTTAGCAGATACGTTAGGCCCACCACCACCACCCAGCAAGGTCAGAGGGTTGAGGCAACCCGAGAGAAGTAGGACTAAACCTAGAAGAGCAGTTAACCTCTTTGTCTTCATTTTCTAGCCTTCTCTAAAATAGCCCTTGTCTCCTCTACAGTATGCTGTGCTCTGTTGCCTTTAGAGGCTTCAGGGTTTTTATAGAAGGAGTCACCAGCCACCAAGTCAGTCTTAGGCCACTTACCGTAAGTACCTTTAGCTATCGCAGTAGGTACAGGGATTGAGGCAAACTCTTTAGCAAGCTCAAGCATAGCTGTATCCGTAGATATGCCACCTTCACCTCTAAGAAACTTACCAACCTTTGGTCTTTTCTCTGATACAAGATACAGACCTACTTTTTCCTGAACATCTGGGGTAAAAACTGTATCATCTGAGAGACCAAGACCCTTGACAGCTTGGTTAAAGGTATCTGGGATAGCTTGATACTTACCTACTGTGAACAACCTATCTTTGTTGTTAGGGTCGGTGATGCTCTGGTACTTCTTAATCTCAGCTACGGTTAGTTCTGAGACATTCTTACCCCCACGAGAAGCAACAGTCTCGCTTCCTATTACGTTACCACCTATAGTACCCCTGTTGGCTGAGTCGTACCCTCCCTCTCCTTTACCGATGAAGTCGAGGAGGTTTGATTTAGGAGAAGAGGTTGCCTTCACCTCGACTGCAACACTGAAAGCTGAGTAGTCCTTTTTAGTTGAAGTCTTAACGGGTTTACTGAGTAGATTAACAAAGGTATCTTGTTCAACCAGTCCCGTAACCTCTAGGTCTATAGTATTCTGAAAGTTTTTTATAGCTTTCTCAGTAGCGGGTCCGTATACACCATCTGCCTTGCCCACCTCTGTGAAACCTCTTTCAATCAAAGCTGTCTGTAGTGTCTTTACTGTATCACTGGTGTCCCCTAACTTAGGAAGCACCACCTCCTCCGCCTGATCTAAGTAGTCTTTTCCCATAAGATTACCCTTTCTTTCGAAGAAGTCTGCCATCAGCAGGGTTAATAAAGTAAGCACCGACAGGAAGACTGTCAAACGCTGCATCTGTTTCCTCCTCTGTAGCCCCTTCGCCACCTAGGTTGAACGGGTTAGATTGAGTACCTTGATCAGGTAGTTTAGTCTGAGTTACTGCATTCTCTACTGTGGTTACAGCTTCCTCAGCAATCTGGACAGCCTCTTGTTCTTCCGTGAAAGAAGGTAGAGAAAGTTTCAACTTAGCAGCTGTATCCTTAAAGTCTTTCAGGCGCTGGGGGATACCCTGTACTGTGTAATACCGACTTGCCATACCCTTCCAGAAAGAACTCTCAAGGACTTTAGTTGCTGCATCAAACCGTTCAAACTCAGGTGAGTCAGGGGTGATCTTACCCTCACGAGCAAGACGGTTCTTAAGGCTGATCTTAGCTGTACCACCCTCTGCCCACAGAGACTCAAAGTCACCACCGTAGTAAACAGAAACGACAGCAGCAATCTCTTGAAGAATAGGATTATCTTTAGCATCAAGAGTGAACTTACCGTTAGTCTCATCAATCTTAACCTGTGGGATACGGCTTACAAGACCAGCAGCAAGTACACCATAACGGGCTTGGTTGTGCTGAAGTGCTACACCCATCTGAGCACGGAGGTTACCAGCTACTCGACCAGCCTCTCCGCCCTGTGCCTGCAGTGCATTCACACGAGCAATGTTTCGGTTAGAGAAAAGTACATCAAAGTTCTGTGAGGAAGGCTTATCATTCTGAGTGAGGTCATAAGAAAGGGCAGTGACACTTGAGGCATAGGCATTGATAGCCTCAGGAGAGTCAAGAGAACCAGCCTCAAGACCTGTAATAGCTGAACGGTGGTATGCTCTGAACTTAGCCTTCTCTACAATCTTCATCCCATCATATTTCTCACCCATCTCTACAGGGAAGGGACTAGGTGGAATGTCAAAACCACCCTCAGGAGTTTCTCCTGTCTGTTGACCAGAGGGTGCAACACCCATAAACTCAAGAACAATAGGATCAAAGTCAAGAGCAGAATGGTCTACAACAGGAATGTCTCCCATCTGTGCCAAGTCTGCAGTGATATCTGGTGCAATAGTAGCAGCCATCTTTGTCATAAAGTCTGGGTCTTTAGCTGCAAGGGCAGATAGAGGACTTTTTCCTGACAGAGAGATAACACCCATGAGCTGCTTAGCTTTAGCAGTAGCACCCTTGGCGTCATAATCTTGAAGACGGGTGAAGAGGGATTCAATACTCTGAAGACGGGTCTCCATTACATTCCACTTCTCAAGAGCCAACTTACCAGAGGGTTTCTGGAAAGAAGGTTGTGACTTGAGTAGAAGGAAACCATCAAGAAGTTGACGTACACTGTCTAGGCTGAAGTTCTCACCACGTTGTTCTACTTGAAGGGCAGCAGAAACAGCACTGGTAAAGCTATCAAGTGTCTTCATGTTCTGGTCAAAGCCAGTGTTAAAGTCAAGGTTACCCTGCATGATGCCAGCATTAGCAGCTACCTGAAAGGCTGCATAGTTGTTACGAGCACGTTCAGCTGCGACATCACGAGAGATTACCTCGCCATCCGCTTCTGCCTTCTTCATCTCAATGTCAATGTAGCCTAAACGAGTTAGTTCATCAGAATTGTTGAACAGTGCTGTAGCTGTGTCTGCAGGAGTTTCAACTTGTTTAGGTACAAGGAAGATGTCCTCACCAAACAGGTTTGTAACAACAGCCTTTTCCTCTGGGTTAAGCCCTAGGGACGCAAAGTCAGCTGCGTACTTCTGAGAAACAGCATCTGGGCTTAGACCCTTGGCAAGGTCTTGTTGAGCATTCTGAAGAGTAGTCTTAAAGACTGTACGATCTCTGTCTGTTTGAGTACCGCCACTACCTGCACGTAGTTTAGCCTGACGAGCACCTGCGTCAAGAAGGCCTCCCAAAGCTGAAGCAGCAATGGAAGTACCTGACATATTCTGTACGGGTTGTGGTGCGGCTGCGGCCCCAGATACATTCTGGTCTAGTGTAAAAGCCATGTCTTATTCTCCTTGAGCAGCTTTAGCTGTAATTTGGGAAGCTTGTGATTGTCCAGTTGACTTCTTGATCAGGTCTGTCATTGTCTCTAGGTTAACAACAGCTGAGTAAAGCTTGTGCTGGTTCTCTGCGGAGAAGCCCCCGTCTTCGATGAGGTTCATTACATCGTTGTAAAGCTCTCTTCCTTCTTCCATTTTAGCAGGTTCTCCTGTGGAAATCAAGTCCAAAGCTTTAGTAGCCCATGTATCAATACGTCTACGGGCATCCTTGAACTTGGCATCCTCCTTGTAGGAGATATTCTTAGCATCGTAGTGGTTCAGTACTTTCATCGGTGTAGCACCACCGATAATAGCAGCTGCAAGACCTACACCTACTTCATCAAACTCACCAGCAAGGCCCCTACGTTTACTACGGTACTCGCCAGTCTCAATCAATTCTACTACTTTGGAGTAGATGTCAGCAGACTTGACGTTACGCATGAGTACCTTAAACTCTTCAGCAGCCACTTGTTTGTGACCGCCTGCTAGAACCTGAAGAGTAGCCTTAGTAGACTTGTAAAGGTCTACACCGATCTGTGCAGTTGGGCCGCCGAGTGTTTCATAGAGAGGGTCTTCGCTGAAGAGTTCAGAGTACTGTTGAACGATACCACCCATAGGTGCGATACGAGCACCAAGAGATACGTCTGTACCTGCAGCCTGTGAAAGCATGTAGTCAAACAGACCAAACTTAACCGCATTCAATACAGCAGTAGAGTTCTCATCCTCTGGGTCTACTCCGAAAGCAACCAGTGCAGCAGTCATATTAGGTGAGAAGCCCATGCCCCTTGTACCGAACAGGACTGTGTTGACACCTACAAGTCGTGCTCTCTCCGCCTTGGTCAAGTCACGACCAATGAGGATGTTGTCGATGAACCTGTTGGTGTAGGACATCCACTGAGTAGCCAGACCCATAGCTGCACCCTCTTGGTATGCACCCTTCTGTCCTGAAGTCATACGGTATGACAAGACCTGTTCACGGTTTGCTACATACTGAAGACCTGCTTCACTAAACACATCATCAGATATCTTCTTAGTACCATGCTCAACAACAGCAGTTGCTACGGCAGTGATACGTCCAAACAATTCACCCATCTTGTAGGGTGTAAGGCCTAGTTCTAGGAGTTCAGAAGCAGCCTTCTGTTTAGGATCAAAGGCGTTACCACTACGTTCAAGTACAGACGTACCTACAATGTCACGACCTGACTCACGCATGTAACGGACAGTGGCAAGCAGTTCCTCTTTGGACATACCAGCAAAGCCATTGGCATACATCGTATCAATATCCTTGGCAGCAGCCTTGGAAGTCTTACGCATCAGTTGTGCAATGATAGGTACAGCAGCTACGGCCTTAGTACCAGCCTTTGGGGAGATAGCCATGATCTGACTTACGTGTGATGCGTTCAGTACCATCTGATCAGGGTTAGCAAAACCCATCTTCAAGTGGAAAGACATAGCACGTAGACGCCCAGCGCCTGCATCCAACCAGTCCTCAGGCTTAGTCTTGAGACCCTTACCGTATCCCATAAACACACCCTCGTCATAGATGTGTTGACCCATACGTACAAAGAAGTTATTCTCTTTGTCTGTACGTTCCTCAAGGCCCATGCGGCGTTTGATCACAGCCTGTTGGTCAGCCATGTCAGCATCAACAGTCTTGGAACCACCACCTGATTTAATCTTAGCACGGCGCAGGAAGTCACTAGGGTCAGTAGGAACTGGCCCATCAAAGGTTACATTACCAAGACGTTTAGCCTTATCAACCCAACCATTAACTGCAGCCTGTGTAGCCTTGGAGTGGGTGTAACGGTAAGAGGTAGACCGGAACTGTTCCAAGATGTTAGTGATAGGGTCTTGGTTACTTACTCGACCTCCACCATACTCAAGCAATGGGGCATCACCACGCTTACGTGCAACACGGCGTGACTGATAATCACCTACAGTGAGACCGTAGCTGTCAGTAAGTTCTGTATCTACCTGTTGGTCTCTCCGTTTAACTTCGAACTTACTCGCAAAGCTTTCCTTGTGGCGTTGGGAGAGGTCTTTGAGATCATCGAAGTTCTCTACAGAGGGGTTCCACTTGTTGTTACGTGAGATAATATCATTGACACGATCAAGGTCTTCACCAGACAGTTCAAGCTTGGAGATACTCTTAAGGCCAGTTGCCTTCAGCAAACCATCGATAGCCTCTTGGATAGTGTTAAGTTCACGAGCAGCAGAAGCAGCCTCCTTCTGGCTGAAGGAACCTAGGAGACTACGGAAGCCTCCCTTGCCTTTCTTACCACCTACGAAGTCTACATCAAACAGAGTGCCTACGAAGAAGTTAGTTGTTTCGTTGTTACGTGAGCCACCGAAGTTGTATCCGAGTACATCAGACTTCTGTGGTACACGAGCATCTACTACGTCAGTGGCGTACTCAAAGAAGTTACCATTGACATCCTCGAAGGGTTCATCAAGCTTGTAAACAATACGGTCGCCTACTGCCGATCCACGGACAGAACCTTGGAGACGACTAAACACAACAGCATCATCTGCTACCTGAACAGATACACCAATAGTCGTGTAGCCATCGCTGATATCTACTGCCCAGCCACCACGTTCTGTAACCTTCTTCAGGATTTCAGTAGCCTTGACATTCCAAGAACTGTTGTTGAAGTCTACCAAGGCACGGTAGGCTTTCATCTGTTGCTCAGAGGGTACACGACCGTTGATAGACATGAAGTCCTGCTCGAACTGAGCAGAGCTAGGAGCACCACGCTGTGAGGCCAGATCAATCTGAGTGTCTCCAAGAGGGCTATCACGGTAGGCTGTAACAACCTTGTTCAGTTCTGTTGATTCACCCTTAGACAACTTGGCTATGTCTTTGAAGGGTACATCAGCCTCCTTGGCCACACGAGCAACAAGACCCTCTGCAGCATTAAGCATAAAGCCTAGACGGGAACCAAGAGCAGTCTGTCCAGCAGAGAAGAGACCAGCAGCTGAACGCTTAAGGAAGCCTTCCTCTACGTTTACATCCTCAATCTCTGTAGCAAGACGGTTAGTAGGGATACGTTCCTCATACTCAAGATACCAGCCTCGCTTGTCTTCATCTATACCAAACTCCTTGGTACGGTCAGACTTAAGCTGTACTGGTTTATAACGTGGATCATCCTTGACAGCCGCCATAGCTGCCTTCTTTGTTGTGAAGGGACTACCTGTGTCTGCCTTACCAAGCAGTGCAGAGTAGATATAGTTGTCTGAACCCTCGGCACGACGACGAGACACCTTAACAAAGGCGTTGGTTGACTGAGCAATAAGACGATCAGCTACTTCAGTAGTAGCCTCCGCCAGAGATTTATTTGAGAATGTCTTACCAGCAAAGGGAGACGACATCATCTCTGCCATCTTCTCAAACAGGGTAGACCGCTTGGTTCCCTCTACAACAACAGCAGCGCTGGGGGTGTTGACCGAGGGAGTAGGATCAAGACTGGTCGGGCCTGCCTTGTAGGAGACAGCAGGAGAGGGGTTAGAGCCGTTAAGTTGCTTGACGGTAGCCTTACCCCCTTCAACCACTCCTCGTGTTGCTGTAACAGCCTCTGAGACAGTCTTAGACTTAAGGAGGTCAGCTACTACTGAACGTGTACCCTGAGCAGCCTTCTTCACACCTGAAGAGGCGAGACGACCTACAGCCTTAGTTCCACCAAGAGTAGCAATGTCTACTAGAGATAGGAGTTGATTGAAGCCAGCATCTGTATCAGTACCAAAGTTATCAACCAAGCCCTGTAGTTCTTTCAGGCTTTCGTATTCACGAATGTTGAAAAGACCTTTAGCTTCAGCGTCAGCAATCTCTTTATCCCAGAAGGCATTAAACTCTTCGTCTTCCATAAACAATGAGTCAGCATACTTCTTAGAGAGACTTTCATCCTTACGGACAAGCATCTCAAGAACACCAATAGTGAAGTCACGGGCTGTATTGAGAGTACCTGCAGCAAGCCACTTAAAGGTTGAGGGATCGTTTGCCTCAAGTCTCTCAGAGATACGTTTGCCGATCTTCTCGTAGTTAGTAAGAACACGGAGTGACTCAGGGTTAACAGTCTCGTCATCAACGAGAAGCATACTTGAGAAGATGAACTCCTGAGGAGAAACAGAAATCTCTTTACGAGTTACGTATTCACCAGCCAGACGGCCAGCCTCCTCCACAGATACACCTGCCTCATACAGGGTGTCAAGGTAACGTTCAAGCTGAGGGTACTGTTTAGCCAGACCCTCGTGTGTGAAGTCCTGTTTAGCTCGTGTCTCAGAGATAACCTGTGGGTCTTCATCAAGAAGGAAGGCTTGTTCTTCTACCTTCTCAATCTCAAGAGGAGAGTAAGGGTCAATAGGTTTCGTTTTAGACTGAGGTGTCTCTTCTTCAAGACCCCCCTCAAGCTCCTCGAAAGATGCAATGCTGTTCATTGTTAACCCTTATTTATTGAATAAACCAAATTCTTCAGCATATCCGCCGAGTGCTGGTGCATTACCTGCCGCAGAAAAGCCAAGTTTAGCAATGTCTCCGTATGTCTGAGCTTGCATATTGAACTTGGAGATATTAGCAGACAGTCCACTCATCTGTGTACCAAAGCCAAGCTCTGCACCAAGTTGTGAACGACCTGCACCAATAGCTCCTGAAAGACCTGAACTCTGAGCAGTACCTGCAGACTGAGCAGAGGCTCTTGCACGAGCAGAGGCTAGGATGTTGGAACGGATAGCAGCCCTACGTTGACGTTTGGCCTGAAGGTCTTGAGATTTTTGTTGAGCACTAGCTGCCCTACGAGCAGCCTTGCCTGATGCAATAGTACCACCCACTCCTACAACAGCACCGACAGTTGCAACACCTGCAGTAAATGCTGCGGCACCTGTGGCTGCTGTCAATGCTGCACCGATTGCTGTAAAAATCGCCATACTAGATTTCCTTCATGTAGTGGGTTTCTGCCTTAACGTAACCCTTTTTCTTGTATACTTTGGAGAGGTCTGCGATCTCTTCTAGGTACGCCATACCGATGTACTTAGCACCTCGACCTACTGCCCACTCCTCGTAGGCTGACATAAGACGGAAACCTGCAGACGTTTTACGGTACTCTTTGTTAACAAACCAAGCAATCTCAGAAGCTACTTTCTCAGAGGAGAAGAGGGGTTCAATTACTTGACAGCAGATGTAACCTACTATCTCACCATCCGTCTCTGCTACTAGGACGTTTACATCCTCCATGGACAGGGTAGCTAAAAAGATATCTTGTGTTTTCTTAGCATCCCAAGAATAGGGAAGCTTTGATTCCTTATGAAATTGTTTGAACAACATGAGACAGTCAAGGAGATCATCCTCAACTGCCTCACGAATGTTAATAGTTGTTGTTTTTAGCACCGATTACCTCGTAACCTACTAGGTGGAAGTCTTTACCTGCAACACTTTCAAACCTAAGTTTCATTGATCTACCTCGTCCACGTACCTTAGACTTAGTTACTACTGTGTCTGTCGGGTAGTTGATAGAGGATAGATCGTTAGGGTCAACAACAGGTACATCCTTTAGCTTGTAGATTTCTCTTGGAGTACTATGACTCTTCGAGAGGTTCCAATACACAGACATCAAACAGCTGGAAGGGTTAATGAACTCATACCCAAGACCACTAGCTGTGTAACCATCCTCTGTTACTCTCATGTATGTGGTGATGTAGGGAGCATTCTTAAATGTAGTAACGTCACCCATGAAGTCATAGCCAGCCTCTGCAAAGCTCTTGTAGTCTGCAGTACCCCAGTCAAGGTAGGTGTCTCCACGGAAGGTAGCAAAGGTCATCTTACCCGTAGCACCATCTCTTACAAGTAGTTTGATCTCACTGTCACCCTCAAGGTAGTCACGGAAGAGAGTAGCAACAACACTGTCTGCACCGTTGACAACTGTATCTGCTCCGTTCACTACCTGTGTTTCAGTTGAGGTAGAACCAAGACCACTGTAGTAGGAAGTACCTATAATGTATGAAGTACCATTACTCTCATCGGCAACTCGCCAAGGATAGAAGGCTTGTAGTGCCAAGTCCATAATGAGGATGTTGTTATACTTGTAGTCAATACTCTCTTCATTGTCAGGGTAGAACCAGAAGACACGTTGGTTGATCTTATCATACTCAACCATAACCTGTGCCTTCTTAGCATTCGAGATACTATTCCAGAATGTCTGGATAGTACCAAGGGACAGGTTCTGTGCAGTAGGTACGGAAAGGCTCTCACCCTGTTGAACACCGTAGATGCCTGTCTTACCCCACCAGATAGGGATACCGTCTGCTACAATGAAGGAGTTCTCGTTAGAGAGACCTACGTCACTGATACGTGTGATAGCATACTCTGTAGCACGGAATACGTTATCAACACCTGCCACAGCCCAGACACCGTTCTCAGCAAACACCAAGAGGGAAGCACCCAGTACGTGAAGCTTACGGATGTTGTGAGCATCTGGGATACGGACAACACCACCATCTGTGTCGAGTAGATCACTTAGTACTTCTGATGTAGGGTCATTGACTTGGTAGCAGTTACCTACATCGGCCATACGTTCTGTCAAACGAGAGAAGTAAACCTTACCACCGTTCTTGGCTGAGTCAATACCTGCGTAGAATACACGACCAGCGTAGGCTGCAACAGAACGGAAGCGCCCAGTCTCAACCTCTGTTGTAAGACCAGAACGTACTTTGTTAAAAACATTTAGAACGAAGTGACCGTTAGCAGCTAGGGATGAACCAGTGTAAATCTCTCGCCAGTCGGTAATATTAAAGGAACCGTTCGCATCCTTACCTGTATACCAAGCGTGAGTAAGAGGATAGGTGTATGTAGCAGGCCCACCACCCTGTCCCCAGCCTACGTTTTTAGCATCGTATGTACGTTGTGCAGAAGGAGAAGAGTCGTCACTAAAATACTCACTGGTTACTTCAAGGTCCGTACCCTGCCACTCAAAGTCTCTTTCCTTGAAGGAGATAACTTCAGCTGTAAAGGCTTCCGTGTTTACGTCGAACTCCAAGTAAAAGGTATTGATTGCAGGAGAAGCCACAATCAAGTACCCGTTAAGAGCAGTTACTTGGATACGTTCATTAGAAGGAGATAGGTTGTTAGAGGCAGAGTATGTGTTAAGATCAACACTACCTGCGTACTTGTTAGCAGACAGAGGGTCCGTAGACTTCTCATAGAAGTAGATGTTGTTGTTTACTTGTACGACGAGGAACTCAAGGTTAAGTTGACCAGCTACGTTAGGCCAGTCCAGTGTCTGTACCAAAGCACCCTCAGGAACTACAACGTCCGAGAGTACATTGTTTTCTTCTAGGGTAACGGCCTTACGTCTACGGCGTGTACCGTCCCGTTCAAGGGAACAGTTAAGCTCATCAACGGAAGCATTCTCAGGGAAGGTAAGCTCAGAGGCCTCAGTGATAAGACCTTTGATAAAGGTGTTAACCGTTCTCTGGATCAGACTTTGTGGCATTTAGTTTTTCCTTCTCAGCCTGACGTTCTTTAGCTCTGTCATTAACAGCTTTTCTAGCAGTAGGTTTCTTGTGGACTAGGTGAAGCTTAACAGCTGCAAGAGCACCAGCAGCACCTGTCCAACTACCCTGAAGACCAGCGGGAAGAGGAGCACCATTCTCATACTTAACTGCGTAGAACTTGTATCCATCCTGAGGCTTGTAAACAACCAAAGCCTTTTCAGTCTTGTTACTCTTTACAGTGTACGTCTGTCCGTCTTCACTCTTGATAACCTCAATGTCTGCCATAGTTGTTCTTAGGCCTTCCTGTGTTTACTTTGTGCATATCGTTCTGTACGTATACTTTCTGTCTACGAGCAGCCTGTTCAATCTTTGGGTCTGAGCCTGACTTAAACAGGGACATAGCCGTAGACTTAGCTTCTGCAAGCAAGAAAGGAAACATGGTATCGTCAATGTCTGGTACAAAGGTATCAGAGAAAGCGTCGAAGGTAGGATACTTCACACCGTAGGCACGTGTCTTAGAAGATGTCAGAGTTGCGTCTACTGAGGCATCATAAGAATCCAAGACAACTGTGTCATCATCGAACGAGGTGTAGTACATAGGCATAGTATCGTTACGAATAAGAAGAATACTATCTGAGCCTACATCTGCTACTTGCTTAACAGAAGAGGAGAGACTGTCACGACCATCTGACAGACCAAAGAACTCATCAGGGGGAAGGTACTTCAAACGTCTGTACTCTACACCACCAACACTTTTAGAGACGTTGTAGTCAAGGAACTCAATGTTCTTAACACGAGTAGGGAAAGAGAAGTGAGTAGGACGAGCAGAACTGGAGAAAGAGGTTAGTTTGATTGTCTGTGAGTGTTCAGGAATAAACCGTGTAGCAATCATGTTGAAGTAAGTATTCTTTACAACCTGAGCAATCTGTTCTGCTTCGTTTGAGTCTGAAATACTATTGATCTCCTCTGAGTCCATGTCAGAGAGGATGTTCTGCACCATTTCGAGGAGAGTCATTTTCATGTTATGCACTCATTCCAATAATAGAAACATAGATGTTGGCATAGTTTACGTCTACGTTGTCAGCATCTGCTTTAGTCTTGATCTCAATGTAATCATTCTGTGTCAAAGAAGTAACAGCAGTAACAGAGATGGAACCCCAAGAACCAGAAGAGATAGTACGAATAGCACGGGAGCCTTCAAGCTCTACGCCGTTCTTAAACAAAGCCCACTCTACTGCGTGACTTGTTCCACCAGCCTGAGAAGAAGACATGGTTAGGTTAATTAGAGAAGTAACCTCTGTTGTATCGTCATAACGAAACCGAAGGTTAGGGGAAGTGACTACAGTAAAGCCTTCTACATGTGAAGATGATACTGGGAAGGATAGAAACTTCTCAACTGTATCCGTATCAATTGTATACGCATAAGGAGAAGTAGAAGAGAAGGATGTAGCAGCACCAAGGTGACGATGAATAGGTTGCCATGTACCACTACCAGTACCATTAGCTACGTATGTTTCACCACTGTTAGCAGTAGCCACACCTTTAGGTTCATGGAGAGCAGTACCAGTAAGAGATGAATGTTCTACGTTAGCCATATTAGTTAGTCCTTAGCAGGGGAGACTTGTTAAGACTATTATACACAGAGTGAAATATCTTGTCAAGCATAAAGTAAGAAGGAGGGAATTTCTCCCCTCCCCCTTGTATTTAAGTTACACCATTGGGGCTGTAAGAACAGTCGCAAGGTTTTCTGGACGGAACAATTTGAGACCGTAACGTGCAGTAGTAACGAACTCTGTACGCTGGAAGTCTTTGTTGTACTCTGTGTCCACTTTAGGCATTTGACGCCATGCACCAACGAAAGGCAGAACAGTCTGGTCAGCAGAGAAGAACATGTTCGTGATTGCGTTGTTAACAGTTGTACCGCCGATTGTTTCAGCTGCTTCTGTCTTGAGGTAGTTCGATGTGTAAACGTCGAAACCGTAGATGTTAGCAACAAAAGACATACCAGTTGCGATACCGTCACGTACAACACCTTCCCAACGTGGGTTGTTGGATACGTTTGTCAGTTGCGACAGTGTGTTGAGTTCGTATTCAACCGATGGGTCAACAATAGCAACGAGGTTCTTCTGTGGGACTTTACCAGTCTTCAGAGCACGGAGAGCTTTGGCGAAGTCTTCTACACCAATTTTGTTACCTGTACCAGAACCAAGCATACGGTGATCAACACCGTTGATTGCGTTACCGTTGTCAAGAGTCTGTTGACCGCCGAGAGCCATGATGTCTGTTTCAACACGTTCCATCAGAGCACGTTCTTGAAGTGGTACGAACTGAGACATGATCTCATTTGCGTAGTACACATCTTGCATTGCTTTGTTGGTGATGTAGTTACCAGACTGCAGGTACTCAGTGATCGAGAAGGTGAACTGCGAGTCGTCGATAGGGTCGTAAGTTACAGCCGTATCTTCCGAGTAATCGTTGAGTGTTGCGTCACCGATAGAAGGGATTTTGAATGTGTCGCCGTCTGGGAAAGAGTCCAACCAGTTTACATATTTCATACCCTGCAGTTCGTCACGCAAGATTTCTTTTAGTTCTGCACCCCAAACCTCTGCACGTTTTGCGAGGTCGAGTGTTGCTACTGTGTTACCAGCCATAGTCGTATTCCTTTATGAATAGAATTTGTCACCCAAACGGTCGGCATCTGCCATCATTTGCCGTTGAGTAGACGGTTTGTAGTAGAGTGAAGAGTTCTCCCGACGAAGCTTCTGGTAGTACGAGAAGTCTTTTTCAGATGAACCGTGCATTGTAGTACCCTCAGTGCGGATACTCCCTTGCACCAATGGGTTATATACAGGGGCTGGCTTACCTACCAACTGCATAAAAGCAGCAGGAGACTTAGCAGCCATACCTTGTAGTTCACTCATTGGTAGCCCAAGTTCAGCAGCTTTCTGTTGTACCACAGCTGTAGCTTCTGTACCAAAGGCTTTTTCAAGCTCTGACTCAACGATAGCAATGTTACTCTTTGCAGAGGCTTCCTGCTCACGCTTCATCAAGGCTCTCTCAAGTAGGCTCTCAATGTCTGCTTCACTCGAACTAGGCTGGGTATTAGCTTTATTCGACGTGCCACCATAGTTATTATTGGGGTCTGAAAGTTCGGCGGTGGAGGCCGAGGCCGTTTCTTTCAGGTGGTCCGTAACTCCTAGTCGGTAAGCCTGTCGTTCAAGATCAGCTTTTAAAGCAGCATTCTCTTGTTTCATCTGTTCGATAAAACGATCTGCTTCAAGCTTACCCTTGGCTAGAGCCTCGACATCGTTGAACTTACGTCCCTCTCCCACAAGCTCTCCCACAACAGAGGGGTTGGTCCCCACTTCGGAAGTTGTAGCTTGTTCACTCTGCGTTGCAGGGGTCACCTGCTCCTCAGAAAATACACTCATATTTAATCCTTGTCTATGTTGATGAGGTCCAGTACAGTGGTTACTGCACGGTTGAACCCATTACGATCCGCCTGTTTGTATGCCCACGAGGGTGAGTCATAGTCTGCAGATGGTAGTGCCTCCTTGAGCATAGGCTCTAGGATTTCTTTGAGGCGGTCTAGACTATCACGATTAGAGTGAAGTATCTGGGCAACCGCCTCTTTTTCTTTCTTAGACTTGCAGTCCTTGAACCAAGCCGTCTTCATCAGATAAGCTCCTCAGAGGGGGTCTCAGGGGCGGGTTGAAGTTCCTGCATACCCTGTGACGCCATCTCCTCTTGTTCAGCCTCAAACTCAACCTGAGCCTCTGTGACAACCTTCTGAGTTTCCATCTGCTCTGTTACAGACACGTTCTCTTTAAAGAGTGCTGGTTCACCTAGTTCCTCAGATAGCAAACGAGCAAACTCTTTACCTGAGAGGTGGGCTGCAACTGTAGGATCGGAAGCTTTGATCTGATACATAGTCGTTAGGTTCTGCACACGTTGAGCACGTTCAGCAAAGTGACGAGCACCCATTGGTACAATCTTACCGTTAGCCTTAATATCATCTCGTGTAATCTGAGTGAAGAAGTACAGACCTGTATCCTCATTGAGAACCTTGGCTGTGTCTTCGTAGTCCATATTACGACGAGCAGTTTCAAGCATTGCATTCAGGATAGGCTCAAGGAACACACGTTCAAAGTGGGCAGTCTTGTGCTGGAAGATACGACCAGCTGCAGTCATCAGCTGACCTACTTCAAAGGCTGTCTTCTCACCTGCACTACGAATACCCATAGCCTCACGAGGAGCACCTGCCATCATCTCCATCTTAGCTTCAATGTTCTGTATCTGGAAGTCTGCGTTCAAAGCAGTACTATCAGGAACAAGGTAACCTACATCGCCTTCATCACCAAGGTAGATACGAGCATTAGGTTCAAAGTCGAAGTCTTCTACGTCACCCCTAATCTTAAGAACAGGGTAAGCAATCTGGTCGAACACATCAGCCTTGAGGTTTTCAAGGTGGTCGATGCGATACTGCATACCTACGAGGTTGTCGAGTGGCCCCATGCTGTAAAGGTTGTCAGGACGATCACGCCAGCCCACATGGAAGATAGGATCACGACCAAGCCAAGATGGGTTCTCTTCGTTTGACAGAACGTATGCACGGTCTACGACAGTGATGATACGGTTGTTAAGAAGCTTACCGCTTGTGTGGTCGTAGATGTCTCCGTAGAACGTAAGAACCTCTACGTAGTCTGATTCGTAGTAGTCAGATAGTGAAGCAAAGCCATCAGCTACAAAACCCTCAGACTTGTTGACGTCAATCTCGTTACCTCTAGCAGAACCACGGTTACCAAGCATCTTTTTGAAGATGTCTGCCATGTACTCTTTCGATGGATCGTTCTCAACCATCCGCTGAATTTCACCCAAGGTAAGAACAGACCTAACGATTTTAGGAGTGTCCGAGAAATCAGCAGCGAGGGGGTTAAAGCAGATATCGAAAGGAGAGATGCGGATAAGCTTAGGACCGATGTAGTTTACAATACGATCACCGTCTTCGTAGTGAGTGATCTTACGTTGAAAGTCCACAGTGGCAAAGCAGTTACCATACTGGATGTAGTCATTAACAAGCTTACTGGTTGTGTTTACAAAGTCAGACTGACGAAGTTTGTTCTGCATATAGGCTTGGATGATCGACCGTTTGATCTTTGTATCAGAGTCAGCATCTTCTGCCTCAAAACGGAACCAACGCTTCTGGGGGAACAAAGCAGCAAAGTAGTTTGCGTGAAGGTTATCAGCAATCTGAGTAAGCTTAGGAGTAGTTGTTGAGTTAGACCAAGGTAGTTTGTTGTTGGAGGTAGTCCGAGTATCCGTAGCATAGATGTAGTTACGAAGCTCTTTCCACTCTTTAATCTTACCAGCACGGGCGTTGTTCCAAGAAGACCAACGATTAGAAATCTCAACAGCTAGGCTGTGAGGGTCAATCATGCTTTCAATGTCAATAGTCGTACCAGCCATTTTGACTCCCAGTCTTAGCTTATGTGTTAATAATAACACAGTGTAATATTTATGTCAACAACTAAAATGCAACACCACCAAATTTAGGGTGAAATACTACATTATTATCTTGACTTCTTTTTCTACGTACAGAAGAACTTGGCTTAACTGCTACTTCAACAGCGGCAGCAAGACAGTCTTTACAGTCATCATGCGCTGGGTTGTAAGATACAAGCTCTTCTTCCAGAACCTGACAGTTACCACCACGGTAGTGATACATTTGTAAGTTGTCATACCGAGGCTCAAGGATAGCAGCGATACGTTCTTCTTTAGAACCCTGATGTCTGTTGGGCCGATGCTCATCAATCTTCAAAGCAAGACCGTTAGGTTTGATGTAGTTATCTTTGAGTTCAGAAACGATAGCAGACTGAGCAGCTGTACACTCAGCACGTAGCTTCCTGAAGTCCCAACGGTTGAGAAGGTCTAGGATGTGACGGAAGTACTCTGAAATCTTATCAGTCTTAAAACGGTCAATGTCGAGAACGAATACGTTGTTCTCTGAGTCAACACCAATTACAACAATAGCTGTATAGTCAGCCCGTTTACTTACTGAGTAGGCAAAGTCAACAGCTGCACTTACGTTAAGCTTTTGTCCCTTGTAGAACCACTGACCACCGTCTCTAGTCAGGTGTTTCTTGTCATAGTACTGGAACTTCTCATAGGCGATAGGCTGACTGTCAGGGTCAGTAGGGTCATTGTAGTACTGTGCTCTAAACTGAACACGGTCCAGATACTGTCCACGTTTCTTAGCAAGGATAGGGATGTCGAAGCCGAACATCTTCCCGTCTTTACGCAACTGTCGTGGCCACAGGAACTCACCTGTACCGTCTCCGTTGTCTTCTACTGCACGTTCCATAACCTCGTAGATATTCTCTTTACCTACAAGCTCACCCTCTTTAGAGTACAGGTCTTCCTCCATACCCATAAGATCGGAGTACAAGTCCTTTGGATGGTAACGTGTACCTACCACCCACTCCTGTGCTTCGCTGCCTTCGATAGACGAGAGAAGAGAGTACTGGGACTTAACTTTGTTACGACCTTCATTCGAGTAAGCATTCTCGAAAACAACAACGTCATCTAGTACGGCAATATCGCAGTGCATACCTGTGAGAGACGTAGTAAGACCTCCTGTAAAGATTGAAGGATCACGGATAGCTTCCTTCTTACGGTCTGGGTGATCCAGTGCAATCTCTGATGTAGTCCACTTTTCACGTTTACTCTCATCCTTGTTGAGGTGATCGGGCCAGTACTTCTGGTGGATGTCTGACTCGAATATGTTCTTAATAAAGGATAGCTGCTTCTGTGCTAGGTTAGATGTAGCAGAGATATACAGAACACGCAGGGTTGGGTTCTTGGTAAGCTCCCATGCAACCCTGTAAGCTACAAGGGCAGACTTACCGTGGTCACGAGGAAACAGAAGAAGCTGGTGAGACTTAGCATCCTGCCTAGTCCACCACTTACATACGTCTTCGTGACAACTTCCGAGAACACGTTGAGGAGCAACAAGCCTGATGAATGTCACCAAGCTTGCCTCCGCAGCTTCTCTGATTTCTTGGATACTTGCCATTAAGGTTTAGTTGGCCAAGTCACGTCAGTCGGGAAACCTGCTTGGCTTGGGATGTCTAGCAATGCCTGACGATAGGCAGTCCATGAGGCCTGTGCGGCATCATCAAGTGCAGCCCAGCGCAAAGCGTGGCCAGCGATAGGATCGACCTCAGAGGATAGCTTCATGTCACGTTCTTCACGGACAGCATCCGCAGCCCGTGCATCAAGTTCAGCCTGCGTCGGCGGAACGTATGCAGCAACGTCGCCTTTTGCAGACATAGCAGCCAACAATTCATCATTGTTGATTGTCATGTCCGTATCAGCTGGGTCAAGGGTGTAAGGTATCCAACCAAACTGCGGATGTTCAATTTCGCAATCGATCCAGCCGTTGTCGTTGATGTATTTTGCGTTTCTGTATTTCATGTCACGAAATCCTTAGCCAAACAGTTGTAGTATCGGTGCCTGTGCCCCCCGCTTGGTCAAAAATATACCCCATGCAGCGCCAAGTTCCAGATGGTGTCCCACCACCAGTATAACCAGTGTGGGCTGCATATCCGTTTGCATATCTAAGGTCAGACCCAGCCCTTGTCGTGCCCGGTGATGTTGTGGTGCGTGGATAGTAGTAAAGATATGCGTATGTTCCTACAGCACCGACAGAAAGGCCCGCCGTAGCAGAGCCAACCTGTGCAGATGAAGGGGCGGATGCCGCAGGCGGGTTAGATGGGCTGTAGTAATACGACCCATGTTGACCGTCCAGAAGGTCTGCGTCTAGGCCAGAACCAGAGCCGTCGACAGTCTTAACCTTCGTCAATACGTCAGATGCAGTGTAGCTTGACGATGCAAGTTTTGCGTCGAGCGCAGTCTGCAAGCCATCGACGTTAGAGATAACGTGGTTGTGGCTATCGTCAGCAACAGTGACGACAATCGAAGTCGTGCCAGAACCAGACACGTCGCCAGACAAGGTGATCGTCTGGTTGCCAGTGATTGCCCCTACGTCCGCAGCTGTCAGCGTCTTAGACGCCAAACCAGTGACATGACCGTATGTGTCCAGCGTCACATCCTGAATTACGGTTGCGCCGCTATTGTTAACTGAGCCTTGGCTGGATGTGTCAGCGTGGCTGATCGTGACTGTGCCGCTTGCACCGCCGCCAGAAAGGCCAGTTCCCGCTGATACGTTTGTGATGTCGCCCACGTTTGTCGTGTAGCCAGCATCGTTTGTAAGGGCAGAAATATTGTCGCCAGATTGGAGAGCGCTATCAGCCAATGAGCCTTGAGCCGCTGTAGCGTAGTCAGTAGATGCCGTTGTGGCGGCAGTGCCAAGGCCAAGGTTGGTGCGGGCTGCGGCTGCGTTCAAAACATCTGAGAGGCTGTTCGCAGAAAGCAGCGCACCAGACAGGGATGCATATGCAGCAACCCAGACAGAACCCTCATATACTTTCATCACATCGTCAGCGGTGTTGAAGTAAAGAGCACCAGTAACAAGAGCATCGCCATCGTTATCTAGTGTCGGGTCAGTTGCCTTCTGACCAAGATAACGGTCATCAAACGAGTCCAAAGCAGCAAGGGCTGCGTCTTTAGAAGCTTGTGCAGAAGTTGCAGATGTAGCCGCAGAAGTTGCAGATGTAGCCGCATTGGTCTCACTGGTAGAAGCATTGGTTGCGGAAGTAGCAGCCTCAGTTGCCTTCGTAGAGGCCGTAGAAGCACTCGTAGAGGCGTTAGTCTCTGATGTGGCTGCGTTGGCAGCCGAAGTAGAAGCATTGCTCTCAGAGGTGGCTGCAGCTGTCTGTGAGGCTAAAGCAGCAGTAGCAGATGTAGCAGCATTCGTTTCTGAGGTAGAAGCATTTGTAGCAGAAGTAGCTGCGTTGGCTTCACTTGTAGCAGCTTCGGTTGCACTAGCCGCCGCATTTGTTTCTGAGGTAGAAGCATTTGTAGCAGAAGTAGCTGCAGCAGTTGCACTGGCAGATGCGTTAGCTTCTGACAAAGCCGCAGCAGTTTCAGATGTGGCAGCAGCTGTTTCACTTAGACCAGCCGCAGTCTCACTAGCAGATGTGTTAGCTTCTGACGAAGCCGCAGCAGTCTCAGAAAGAGAAGCAGCTGTTGCACTTGTTGCTGCATTCGTTGCACTGGTAGATGCAGCACTAGCACTGGAGGCAGCAGCAGTCTCGGCTGTCTCTGCGTTAGTTTCAGCAGTCTCAGCATTAGTCTCAGCAGTCTCAGCCGCAGCCTGAGCTACCAAAGCAGCAGCCTTAGCAGCCTCTACCTCTGCTAGGTAGTCTGTGCCATTAACTAACAGCCCAACCGCACCGATAAGGTTATTACCATTAAGGTCTAGGTCTGCCTCCATAGCATTAGGAGTACTACCATCCAAAGACAGAGTGTTATCGAAAGCATCCCTTAGTTTCTCAAAGTTGGAGTTCAACACCTCAGTAGAGTTAAACCCTGACTGTAGTGTGGTTACTGTAGGTTTTTTAGCCATGTCAGTTTATTAATCCAATTCGTGTTGCATCATCTTTAGTGTCTGCTTCATTACGAGCAGCTTCTTTCAAAACACCATCAAGTTCTTCCTTAGATGGTCTACCACGTTTCTTATCGTTACCCTCCAAGTATCCAGCATCTGCCAAGTACTTCTGAGCATTGTAACTGGCCTTACCTTCTTCAAGGTCATTGATCATACCCCTGATGGTACGAGCCTTCAACTTCAACATCAACTCTTTCTTCATCTGTTGGTGGTGTACCTTAAACCATGACAGGTTACACAGGTTCTCCCAAACAGAGAAGTCCCCAAACACAGATAGAGCAAACTCGTACTCTGTAGGGTCTTCCATATCAATGTATATCTTATGAAGTGACAGGTAAGTCTTATCACCTACCTTATGATCTTTCTTCTTTAAGGAGTAGTTTGTAAACTCATTACGAGTGTCTGGAAGTGTAGTCTCATAGAACCACATCTTACTAGGTTTCTTAGCCATGTCTCTGTTTGTTCCTTTACAAGAAGAAAGGGGTTAAGGTGTTACCTGTTACATTAACAGGTCATCCTTTAACTCTCCCTCTTATTAATGTATACAGGCAGGGGAGACTTGTTAAGACTATTATACACATACCTATTTGGGATGTCAAGAACTATTTTACCTAACTATGTAATTAACTGGATTATGTGACTATGTTACCTCTTCATGTTACCTATGGTGTCTAGAATTTCTGTTAGTAAATATTTTTGCATGATGTACATACAGCAGGCCACCCCCTAACCCCCCTTCCTCCCCCTAGGCTTGTTGCATAATTATCACATGGGGGTGTCATTCCTGCCACAGTGTTGCCTGATTGT